GAACCTTTTCAAAATTTTCCCCTTAATTCAACAACCTTTCCAATGATGGTGACAGGTCTTTCCTGAATGTCATCATTGGAAAAATACATTGGATCATATGCAGGATTCAAAGACTGAAGTGTGATTCCTTCTTTGTTCTTGATCAGCTTCTTGCAACAGGCATCATCACCATTGACCTTTGCAATTACAATGTCCCCTGATTCCGCATCAGGCTGTTGTCTGACAATCACAACATCACCTTCAATCATTCTTGGTGACATAGAATCACCTTTGATTTGAAGTCCAAAATATTTCCCTGTTCTAGTCCATTTTTCAGGAATTTCTTCCCAATCAAGAATTTCTTCAATTGCTTCAATTGGGATTCCTGCAACTACTGTTCCAAGGACAGGGATTTTGATTCCTGCTTCAATTTTCCTGACATCATCTGCAAGTTCATCACAGTTCTGTTCCATCATCCATCTGTGAATGACTGCATCCTGTTCAGTTCTGAAGTCAGATTCACCTGTCAGATAGGACACAGACACACCAAAATAATCACACAGTTTCTTCAGGGATGTTTGGTTTGGTCTGAATCCCTGTTTCCACTTGGATGTGCTTCCTGCTGACAGTCCTGCATCATGTTCCATCTTCCTTCTTGTGACACCTTTTTCTTTGCACAATTCATTGATTCTATCAAGAATTTCCATGACTTCACCTTCCTTTCTGAAAAATTAAGTGAAGAAATTCAGCGAAAAATCTTGACAGGGTGAATTTGTTCTGCTAATATGTTCAATGTCAGGTGAACAAATTCAGCGAAAAACAAAAGCACCTGTCTGAATATCTTCAATCATGGTTTGTGTGGCAACATCCATTTTAGAAGAAATTCTGCATTGTGTCAAGAATTTTCGCTGAAATTGTTCACTAATACAGAAGAAAGGAGATGGACAGAATGTCAGAATTTGAAAAAGCGGTGAAGAAAGCACTGATTGACCATGACATGACCATGACAGACCTTGCAGACCTGCTTGGAATTTCTGTTGCATATGTTTCTGACCTGATCAAGGGGAAAAGAACCAACATGGAACAGCTTGACAAGATCAGGGATGTTCTTGGACTGCCTGAAGAAATCTATGAAGCATAGATTGACAGTCAAGGAATGTGCAAGTCTGATGGAAGCTTCAGAATGGTTCATCAGAAGGGGACTTCAGCAAGGTCAATTCCCTTTTGGGTTTGCAGTTAAAACATCCAACAACAGATGGACATATTGGATTTCTGCACAGAAGTTCACTGAATACACAGGTATTCAGGTGACACAGACATGAACCTATATGAACACCAAAAGAAAGCACTGAATGAAACACAGGACTTCAGCAATGTTGCGTTCTTCATGGACATGGGACTTGGAAAGACCTTTGTTGGTTCAGAAAGGATGCTTCAGATTGGAAACAGGGTGAACCTGATTGTCTGTCAGAAGTCAAAGATTCAGGATTGGTTTGACCACTTGGTTGAACACTGTTCAGACCAAGGTTATTCCTTCCAAAACTGCACAAACAGGTTGGAACTTGAATATTTTCTTGCAGACACACCTGAATTGAAGAAGGTTGGAATCATCAACTATGAACTTGCTTGGAGAAGGAAAGACCTGCTGAATCTTGAAAACTTCACACTGATTTTGGATGAATCAAGCCTGATTCAGAACACCAAAGCAAAGCAGACAAAGTTCATTCTGAAACTGAAACCAAAGAATGTGATCCTGCTGTCAGGAACACCTGTTGGTGGGAAGTATGAAAATCTTTGGTCACAGTTGCACCTGCTTGGTTGGGGAATCACAGAAAAGACCTTCCTGAATCAATATGTGGAATGGAAGTCCATTGATGCAGGTGGTTTCACACATTGGATTCCTGATGGTTACAAGAATGTTGACAGGCTGAAACTGAAAATGCGTGAACATGGATGTTTCTTTCAAAAGACTGAAGAAGTGATTGACCTTCCTGAACAAAGATTCATCAAGACCAAGGTTGATGCTTCCAAGGAATATCACAGATTCATGCAGGACTGCATCATCACAGTTGATGGTGATGAATTGGTTGGTGATACAAGCCTGACAAAACTTCTTTATTCAAGGCAATTATGCGGTCAGTACAACCAAGAAAAACTGTCAGCATTCAGGGATTTGATTCAGTCCACCAATGACAGACTGCTTGTGTTTTATTCGTTCAATGCTGAACTGTATGCACTGAAAGCAATCTGTCAGGAATGTGGAAAGCCTGTGTCAGAAGTAAATGGTCACACCAAAGACCTTGATGCATATGAACAGGATCAGAACAGTGTGACATTGCTTCAGTATCAGTCAGGGTCAAAGGGACTGAACCTTCAAAAGGCAAACAAAGTGATATATTTCACACTTCCACTGTCATCTGAAGATTTTGAACAGTCCAAGAAAAGGGTTCACAGAATAGGTCAAGAAAGACCTTGCACATATTATTTGATGATATGCAAGGGAAGTGTTGAAGAAAAGATTCTGAAGCGGTTGGAACAAAGAAAGGACTACACAGATGAATTATTTAATCAAGATTATTGACAAGGTGTCAATTGCACTGATTCCACTTGGTTTCTTCCTGATGCTTGGTGGTGTTGGAAACAGTGACTATGCTGATGAAATTGGTGTTTATTGTCCTTTGTCTGACATTCTGATTCCCTGCTTGATTGGTGCATTCATGATGATTGCAGGGACACATATCCAAGAAAGGTGGTTTGCAGAAGATGAAGATTGTTGACATGAATGACAAGGAATTTCAGAAGAATGAACTTGCAGTCATTGACAAGAATTATGCAGTAGTTTTCAAGGGTCTTTCTGAAGCGGTCAAGCAGAAGAAGGAACTTGAAGAACAGGAAAAGAAACTGAAAGCACAGTTGGAAGGTCTGATGGATGAATATGGAATCAAATCCATTGACAATGAATTCCTGAAAATCACAAGGGTGGATGCTAATGCAGGAAAGACAACCATTGATGTTGATGAACTTGCAAAGGAAGAACCTGAACTGTATCAGGAACTGATTGAAGATTATCCAAAAACAACAGGTGCAAAGAAAGCATATGTGAAGTTTACGGTGAAGTGAAAGTCAGGGTGAAGCAATGAAACTGATCAAGGGAATACTGAAATATGTATTCCTTCCAATCCCTTTGTTGATATGGTTCTGCATCATCTGCATGTTGAATGATTTCTATGAAGGGGAAGATGTATGGTGGTGAACAATATGAAACAGAAGAAGATGGAAACATTGGTCAAGGACATCTTGATTGAATGTCCTGATTGCAGAAGTGATGACTTCCTGTTGATTTATGAAGTCTACAAAAGAACCATTCCACAATCACAGCAGATGTCTTTTGGGGAAATCTGCAAGGAACACAGTCAGCATGAAGCAACTGCATTTGAATCAATCACAAGGGCAAGAAGAAAGGTTCAAGCTGACAATCCCCTTCTGAAGGGTGTGCAGGTTGTGGAACAGGGAAGGTCAGAAAAACAGGAAGCATTCAGGAAATACTATGGAAACTTTGAAGATTAGACCAATCACATTCAAGGAAGCTTGTGAATTCATCAATCAGCATCACAGACACCACAAATCAACTGTTGGATGCAAATTCTGTGTTTCCTGTTGGGAAGGGGACAAGTTGGTTGGTGTTGCGGTATGTGGCAGACCTGTTTCAAGACATCTTGATGATGGAAAGACTTGTGAAATTAACAGACTTTGCACTGATGGGACAAAGAATGCCTGTTCAAAGTTATATGGTGCATGTTGCAGGATTTCAAAGGAAATGGGATATGAAACCATAATCACCTACATCCTTGAATCTGAAGATGGTGCAAGCCTGAAAGCATCCAACTTCACTTGTGAAGGTGTAGCAGGTGGGACACATTGGACAGGTGCAAGAAACAAAGGTCAAAACATACCACATGAAATGAAAACAAAGTGGTCAAGAAAGTTGGTGAATTAAAGTGAAAGGAACAATCTTGTGTGGAAACTGCATGGAAGTGATGCGGTCAGATGAATACAAGAATTTGGTTGGTGAACATCCTGTGATTGTGACTGATCCACCATTCAACATTGGTTATCACTATGCAGGATATAAAGACAACCTGTCACAAGAAGAATATATGAACATGTTGGTGACAGTGCTGAAACCACCATTTGTCTTGATTCTTTATCCTGAAACACTGTGTGAATTTGTGGTTGCAAGTGGTCTTGTTCCAAAGAAGGTGGTCAGTTGGGTCTATAACTCAAACACCAAGAAACAGCACAGGAACATTGCATATTTTGGAATAGAACCTGACTTTTCAAAGGTCACACAACCATATAAAAACCCAACAGACAAAAGGGTTCAGGCTTTAATGGCAAAAGGAAGAACAGGTGCAAGATTATATGATTGGTGGGACATCAATCAGATCAAGAATGTTTCCAAGGAAAAGACAGAACATCCTTGTCAGATGCCTGTTGAAGTCATGAAAAGGACAATTGGAATTCTACCATTTGAGAATGTGACAATAGTTGATCCCTTTTGTGGATCAGGAACAACAGGTGTTGCATCTATGGAATGTGGACATGACTTTGTTGGAATTGACCTGAATCCACAATATTGCAACATAGCAAAAAAAAAGACTTGAGGTTTGGAAGAATGGCACAGGAAAAGAACTTTGAAAACAGGGTGAAGAAATTCCTGAAGGATGAAGGTTGTGGGTTTGTGAAGTATTGGGGTGGTGTGAATACACCAAAGCAGGTGTCCCTGACATCCTTGCATGTGTTGGTGGTCAGTTCATGGGAATTGAAATCAAAGCAAAGCATGGAAAGGTGTCACCACTTCAGGTCTACAACCTGAAGCAGATTGACAGATCAGGTGGTTGTGCAATCCTGCTTTTCCCTGATGACTTTGAATCCTTCAAGAAGATGGTCAAGCTGATAAATGCAGGAAATACAGTCAGCATGGACATCTACAACACATTAAAAGAAAGGTGGTGGAAAGATGACTGACACAGTTTTAATCACACTGATTATCTGTATCACAATGATAATTCTGTCATTTATCAACAGAAAGAAGGGATGAAAGAAATGAAGATGCATTTTTCAACAGCAGAATGTTTTGAAAACTGTCCTGCAAAGTGGTCATTCACATACAGACAGCATCTTCAGACACTTCCTTCAGATGATCCTGCAAATCCTTTGATTGTAGGGACAGCACTGCACAGGGGAATGGAAACCGATGTGGAAACAGCAATTCATGAATATTACATGTCATTTCCAATCATCACAGATGCACATGTGACAGAAGCAATGAAATTGGAATATCTGATTCCAAAGGTCAAAGAAGTAGTCCCTGAAGGACTGCATGAAGTCAACATCAGAAATGAATGGTATGAAGGAACAATGGACTTGCTTGTTCCCTGCACAAAGCATGATGCAGAACTACCACATGGACAGTTTGATTTGTATGACTTCAAGTATTCCAACAACATTGAACACTATATGGAATCAAAGCAGTTGCATGTTTACAAATACATGTGTGAAAGGATAACAGAAAAGAAAATCAGGAATCTGACATTTGTATTTGTTCCCAAGGTCAGCTTGAGACAGGGAAAGACAGAATCCTTGGAACAGTACAGACACAGAATCCTGAAGGAATTGGAACAGAAGCAGGTCACCTTTGGTGAAGTTCCATATGATCCCCAAAAGGTCATAGATTTCTTTGAAACCTGCATGAAGATTCACCACACCAAGGAATGCAAGAAAGAACAGTCATATCTTTGCAGGTGGTGTCAGTTTGAACAATTTTGCTTGAAAGGAGAAAATTACATGTTATTA